CAAGCCTATTGTTTCTAATTTCTTGCAATATTTCTGGAATTTCATTATTTATTCCATGCAAAAAAAAAGAAAAACTGTCATCAAACTGTATTCTATAATTTCCTGAATAATCTAATTCCCTTTGCCATTTTGGATATTGATTTATTTCAGAAACAGTAACAGATCCAAGAGAATTGCCTGTAAATTCTACGCGGTCTTTTTTCGTAATGTCTGGACGGTGTATAACTATTCCTTCATTGACATACAAGACTATTGATTTTAATCCTACTATTTCCGTATCAAGTGCCATAATTGCATATTATTGTTCCTGAAAATGTTACTGTTAATTGAATTGAAACCCCGGACATGGTGCCATTGTTTGCCCTCAAAATTGGATTAAGAACCTTCCATTGAAGCTTCTTAGTAATTTCAGGCCATAGGCCATTGTTTGCATTAATTTTTGAAAAAATCGAATCAGCTAATATTTCCATAGATTCAATTCTGTCTACTGAAGTAATGCTATTGTAAGAAGTTGAAAGATTGTTATCGGAATTGTCAAATTCATCAGGAGTTTTGAAATCAATTTGATAAGTTCTTGTTTTGATTAGTTCATTGCCTTCGCTTAACTTGTTATCAGTCTTCCATTCAGGATATATGACTATAACGCTTTTCGTGTGTTCCAATTCTGCATTTTCAGCCCTTGCACGTTCTAAAATAAACAATTCAGAATCATTGTTAAGCGTATCAAGTGTGCTTTGAATTATTGCGAATAGGTTCATTTTGCTGTGAGTTGTTCATTAATTTTCATCTCAATATCCTGTTTTTCAATTTCGGAGCATTGTGACAAAGTTAAGTAAGCATCATCTATTTTCAAAGCATCATGGATATTATTTGCAAATCTTTTTTCCAATACAAATTCAATCTCGCTTATAATGCTATATCTGTATAGTCTTTTGCCAGTTATTTGTTTGATAATTTCTGAATGTTTGTTGAAACTTTTTTCAGTAGCAATCTTAAAAAGTTCGTCTCGTGTTTTGAACCACTCATTAATTTTTTGAAAAAAAAAACAGCAAAACCGTACATATCTGTAGCCCTATAATCCATCAATTCACTGTATATTTCCTCAATAGTATCAGAATCATAATCTTTTGAAACAATTATCGATAAAAGATAAACAACTAATTCGAGCTGGTTATCGCTTTTTTTTGCTTCCAAAAGTTTTCTAATTCCAAGCGTTCGCCATTCGATTTTCTTTTGAAAGAAAATTTCTCCAGTTTTTAGATATGTGAAAGTTTTCAGTTCGGGAAATGATTTCGGTGCATAGATTTCACCTATGTAAGCCGTAAGTCTTCTGAAAGAATGAGTATCAAAATTAAGCTTCAAAATAGTATAAACCTGATAGCCAGTTACTATTGAAACATAGTTCGTAAAAATGTCAATTTCAGTACTCTTTTCATTGAGCCGGTCAAACAATTCAATATACTCTTTTACAGTAAGCTCCGAAGCTGGTTTTATTTTTGTCTGTTTGTTGTTTATTCTTATTTTCATAATTGCTTATTATAAATATCGTTTTGATCTGACTTACCCCAAAAGTAATCCAATTGAGCTTGCATCATTCTTTTTTGAGTTAATTCTAATTCCATTAACCTTATTATGATTTTTGCCCTTAATTCGTCATCATACTTAGAAGCAATAAATAATATTTCTGGTTTTGATAAGTTATAGGCTGGCAAAGTACGTCCAATACTATCTTTATACTCATTGAGCTCAAATTTGAGCCCAGTTACTTTTTCCCATGCTACAGACATTTCACGCAAATCCCTAAGAATATTCTTGTGCATTTTGCCCACTGCATTTGCAAAATCCATACTTGTCATATTTTCCTTGACAAAATCAATACTTTCAAATTTCTTTATTTCCATAATTTGTTATTTAAAAAACAAAGCCTGAATAATCGATCTATTGCCATCAATATGATCAATAATCAATTCTGACAATATACGATCGTGATCAAGAAATGCTATTGCAACTAAGGAATGCAAGTATCTATTATAAAATTTTCTATTAACAAATAATCTTACAAATAAATATCCACTATTGCTTTTAAATGGTTTTAATATTAAATCTCTTTTCTTTTTTAAAGTTCTTACATTACCAAAATTTGATACTTTATATCCAAAATATCTAGGTATATCTATCCATGTTTCTGTTTGCATATTTGCGATAATTTAATAATGCGATAAAAGAAGTAATGCCGTCGGTTATCGCTTCCGATTTTCCTCAGTTAATTACTCCGAGTTAGGCACTACAAATATAAAAAAAAATTCCAATAACAGACCAGTGATATAAATCAAAATTAACTAAAGGATACCTGATAGCATCAATAACATTTTCAAATTTCTTGACATGATTACCTGTTAATTCTCCTGTTATATTAGATACCTCCCATTTATAATTGTTTGCATCCATGTGGCATGGAATATCAGTTTCAAGAAAAAAAATCTTGTATTTTTTCATGATGTCTATTCCAGTTACTACCTTGTTAGAGCCACCTTCTTTTGTCTTTGCACCAATAACGTTAAGTCCATCATTTATCAAGTCCCGAATTTTGTCAGCCCTGGCATTATCTGCGAGAATATTTTTTTTCTTAAAGAAATTGCCGTCTGGCTCAATTGTGAAATGCTGGCAAGCTTTACTAAGTTCATCAGGTGAAATGTAAGCCTTGTATAGTAATAATTTAACATAGCAACTCATTGAAGATTTGTTAATTAACAGCCTGACCAATACTGTTGTAGAACTCCCGTCAGATTCATCAAATTGGAACATATCAGGATAACAGTTCCTATTTCCATTGACACCTCCACCGCCAAAATCCAATCCGTATGTTTCATAAAAATCAATATCTGGGAGTTCGGTATATATGAACCAGTTTATTTCATATTTAAAAATTACACCTTTCGCACCGCCTGAAACAAGCCCCAAAATTTCGGTAAAATAATGTTCCGGGTTTTCAAAATTGTAACGTTCGTAATTTTCAATAGTATGCTTATCAAGATTTTCATAATTATCGTGGTAAGTAGAAAAAATCATTATATGGTCATCACGCTCCGATTTTGGAATAGCCTTGCAATATCCTTCGTGCTTGATTCCATTTCCACAAACCAGATTAACAGGTTGCAAATCAAAAAACCTTTTCATGAGAATATGGCTTTTTTCAGGCATATTGTAAGCAAAAATTATCTTTATTGGGCTTTTGGTTGTTCGGAGGCTATCATCAATTTGATTAAGTTCCGTCTCTGTCAGTTCCTGAGCCTCTTCAATCAGTAAATCTGTAACATTTGCAAAGGCTTTAAGGCTTGCTTTTCTATTACCTGCTGCTTTATGGAATCCTATTCCGGTTATTGTGTTGCCAGTGGGTTTGTATTTTATTATTTTTTCGGTGTTGTTTATTTCAAAATTTTCAATATCAAGTCCTTCAGTTGAATTTATCCTATCCAAAAATTCCAGCCATGTTGTTTTTTTAAGGTCTGAATAATAAGCTCTTGCAATTAAAGCACGAAAGTATACTTTTCTTGTTATCTTGAAAATCAAATATTCAGACGAATTGTGAGACCTTCCAGCCCCACGGCCACCGCAACATGATATATACCTTACATTTTTTGGAGTAAAATATAATGGTTCATATACATCAAGAGGCTTAAATTCCATTATTATTTATTTTTTCTGGCATTTACAAAAACAACCTTTGTTTCTTGCTGATTAAGTTTTTCACCATCGGTTTTGATGTCTACATTTTGTTGAGGCTTGCCAATCACATGTTCCAAAATTTCTTTTATTTTATACCAGTCTGACTTATTCAGTGCCTCGTAAAATTGATTTGCAATAATTCTGGCAATTATAGGCTTTGATTCATCATTTTTAACCGATTCAAGTTCCTTCATTGAATAGAAAGCAAGTTCTCCAAATGCGATTTTAATATCTTCACCGCCAAAACCTTTCTCTTTAAGGATTGTATAAATCTTTTTCTTACGTCCTTTCCTGTTTATATTTTCAGGATGATTTTTAAAATTATGTCCTCTTGCTTTTTCGTATATTTTTGGGTCTCTATCCATTTTGCTAAATTGTTACTAAATTGTTCAATTTAAGGCTATAACCTTAAAAATTTGTTATATTTTAAGGCTATAACCTTATTTTATTTTTCAAGAACACATTTCCACCGCCCAAATAAATTTTGATATGGATATACTACTTCTTTCCAGCCTTCGCTTTTTTTTCCATAATAGGAGATCCAAAAGGATCTTCTATACCATCCAGTAAGAACACATCTTTTAGTTTTTTTCATAGTTTGTTTTTATTAAGTTAGTATTGAAATATCCGTAATAAATTGTAATAATATTTCTTTCGCTTAAATTGTAATCTTTACAAGCTTTTTTTATAGTCAAAGATAATTGTTTTTGATATGCTTGTCTTTCTGAATTTGATTTATATTTTATTTTTTCTTCATCTTTGATAATTTGCTTTATGCACTTTTCGACATTTGAGGCATAATCCGAGTTGCTTTGTTTATTTTTCATATTCTTTCAATGCAGGTCAGTTAAGGTTTATTTTGAAATTTGGTATTAAAATGGTATTTGTTCTATTTCTTGAAATTCGTTTGAATATTCATAATTAAAACACATCGTCACTTTGTTCTATTCCGTTTGAATAATTGAATGGCATTGAAGTTGCTAAACTCTTAAAATCATCATACTGAGTTTCTCCAATATAGCTCCAATTATCATTCCTATAAGTGTAAAATGATCCTATTTCTCCATTCCTGTTTTTTGCAATTATATTGATAATCACATTTTTTGAATCACTATCACATTCTTTGCCCTCGTAATCTTCGCGGTGTAATAACCAAACTATATCGGCATCTTGCTCCAGGCTCCCACAATCTCTTAAATCCTTCATGACTGGCATATCATTTCCGGCTCTGTTAAGTTGAGAAAGTGCAATAACAGGGCATTTAATTTCCTTTGCCAAAGATTTGATATTTTTGCTAATGTGTGTAACATTTTCGACCGTATTTTTTTTAGGGAATGAATGTTTAATTAATCCAATATAATCAATAATTATTTCATCAATACCAAATTTTCTATGAAGTGTTATTGCCCGAGCTTTAATATCCTCAATGCTCAAATTTGAGCTGTCAATAATAAAGAAATTTTTGTTTTTGTATAAATCCATGGAATTATCAAGTTCTTTCCATTCAATATCGGTCAACCGGTTTGATGATATTCTTTTTGAATCAATATTATTTTCAATAGCTAAAATACGGTCTGCAATTCTTTTTTTGTCCATTTCAAGGCTAAAGAACAATACTTTCTTTTTTGAGTTAAATATCGCTGCTTTTGCTATCAAAATAGCTATTATAGTTTTGCCCATTGAAGGGCGAGCGCCAATAATAATATAATCCGATTGTTGGAATCCATTTGCAAAATTATTAAGCTTTGAAAATCCTGAATCAATTCCTATTATATTATTTTGATCTGGTTTTATTTCAGATATTTCATTCAATCTTGAGCTTATAACATCAATCATGTTGTGATAATCAGAACTTAAAGATAGTTCAAATAATTGACTCATTTCGGCACTCAAATTATTATAAGCTTCAAAAATATCATCTTCATAATTGCTATCAAGTTTTTGGACTGATTTCATCAATAATTCAATCATTGTTCTTTTAAGAAATATTTCATAAAGAATCTTGCAATGATCTTCTAGCCCAGAGCCGGAACTTATATTTGAGGTAAGTTGCGAAATATAATAAGCACCTCCGCAATAATCGAGATGATTTTTTTCACGCAAATAATTTGTGACTGAAAGTATATCTATCTGTTTTCTTTGACCGCACAAATCAAGTATTGCATCATATATAAAATTGTGCATTGGATTGTAAAATGTTCCTGGCTTCAATATTTGTGAAGCTTGGTATATTGAATCCTTATAGGCTATTATTGTGCCTAATACCGACATCTCTAAGTTGTTGTCTTGGGGTGGTAGTTTTCCATTCATAAGAATTTCATTCCAGGATTAGTAAGTTTTAATTTTTCTATTGATGATAATGGTTTTGTTTGGACTGGTGAACCGTTTGGTTTTAGCTTTGCCTTATTATCTTTTACATCTTTAAGTATAAAATTCCTTCCAGCTGCTAACCAATCCATATACATTTTACCTTTTGATTCTGAATAATTTTTAAGAGTGTCATAGTAATATTTTAAATCATAATCATTATACTTTTCTCCAATTTCTTTTTTAAATAACTCAAAATCGAAATAAGGAGAATTTTTAAATAAATGATTTGCCATTTTACCTATACCATTACCTATACCATTACCTATACCATTACCTATACCTGTGGGGCTTTGAAGCCCCTTGCAAGCCCCTTCTAAGCCCCTTTCAAATAATTCATTAAGTGTTTGAACTTCAAATTTATGCTTATATAATTCAAATCTTTTCAGTATCCCAATATGAGCCTTATTCATTTCGTTTATAGGAAGGTTTTTTTGATGTTTCAAATAATTTTTTATAAAAATACAATCATTTGATTTTGATATAATTAAGCCCCTTGCAAGCCCCTTGCAAGCCCCTTCAATTGTTTCATTTGAACTATTCAAATCATTTGCCCACCTTCTATAATTTATTTCTATAAATCCAGCTATGTCGCAATTATCACATAAATAAATGAATAATAGTTTTTGAATTTGAGTTAATTCACAAAACCATGAATCATTCCATTTGTCGGTATTTGTAAATCTATATGACATTGTTCTTTATTTTATTCCAACAAATCCCACAAAAATATTTTAAGGCATCACTAGGATCATTTATTTTTGAGCATGCTAAACTCATTGAATCCATTACATCATTTAATCCTAATTTTGAAACGAAATTTTTTACACTTACCCTTTTAAACGATTCAGTAAAACAGTATTTTAGGAACATTTCATTATAGATATTTTCTACTCTGAGTATATCTGAATCAATTCGTTTATTTATTTTAGTTAATAATTTTTGGTATTCTAAATACTGAGATTCTTTCTCTTTTAATATTTCAGAATTTAATATAATTGTATTTGGCAATTTGTTTAATTCGATATGTTTTTTACCTCTATTACAGTCAAAACAAGCAGTAACTAAATTGTTTATATCATCAGTCACCTTTTTACTTTTAGGTTTAATATGATCTACTTCTAAAGTTACATCAGGGGGTGTTTTCCCGCAATATTGACATTTAAAATAATCTCTTTTAAATACTTCAAATCTTATTTTTTTAGTTATTGCCATATCTATAAAATATTAACCCTACAAAAAACAAAATGCAAGAAAGGAAGTCTGCCAAGAAAACCTTAATTGCAATTTTGCCCTTGTAGGGTATATGTTAAAATATGTAAATTCTAATTTCATGTTGGCAGACTATTAAATGAATTACAAATATAACAAATATTATCGATTAATCGTTTCATAATTCATATTTTGTAAAATAAGTACAATTCTGGCAGCTATTTAACTTTTAAATGATGTTTTATTCATCCCTAAAATATTTTTCAGTCTTTCAACATTAGGATCTTTCTCAATTTCCTGAGTGGTTTTGAGAATAATTAAAGATTCCTTTAATTTTATTTGTGCCTGTAATTCGGAATCGGCGTTTATTGTCGATTTAAATTTACTGTTAAGAATTTTGTAATAAAATGTATTTTCATGATAATCATTATATTTTGCACTCAAACCAAACATGTTTAAGTATAGTTTTAAACTTCCTGCCGATTCTTTAAAATTTACGAACATATTTTTTGATATTAAATAAAATGCTTATAACACACTGTATGCAATCATTTGCAGAGGAGAATGATTGCTTTCAATTGATTGATTTGATCTTCAAGCCACTCAATTCTGGGATGATAAAGTCCGGGATACCATCCCCATTCTCTATTAAATTCATCTAATTCAGGCTTGTTTAATGTCAAATATTTCATTAGAACTATTAAATTTTCTTTATCTATCAATCTATTTTTATATTCCATATTTTTATATTTAAGAATTAAACAATTTATATACGACAATTGGCTATGATTAATGATTTTGTAAAAGGGATAGCTAAATAACCCCCGTTAATGCTATCCCTCTCCTAACAAAAAAACTAAAAACTATTTCTTCTTTCCATCTTTGCAAAACGTACACATATCATGTGTCGCTGCATTTGTTTTTTTCTTTTCATCTTCGTTATGTTTTATTCGTTCATGTAACTGTTTGACCGATTTTGCTTTCAATTGAAAGCTTTGCAGAATAATACGATAGTTTTGCATATATTTAAAATTAATTGGTTGCTAATCATCAATTTCAAAATTATCAAAATAATTATCAAATCCTAAACTCGATTGCTTAATCCTGGCACCATTGAAGCAGTCAAATTTATTTGCATAGCCGGGCCATTGATTTGAAGTTTGACAAAGTTCGTGTTGATCCCTTATTTTTCTCCAAGTCATTGCACCGTTATTGACTATTACTTCATTTTTTCCGAAAGTTTCAAAACAGCGATCAGATATATCGTGAATTAAGACATCAAAAGGAGGTTCTTTCATAATCCAAACAATATAGAATGGCTTCCAAATACCAGTTCTTTCATGCTCGAAATCTTGATACATGGATGCACTAATATCGTAGCCCCTATCTTTGATAACATATGCTATTCCATGTTCATTGAACTGTGATTTGTTGATAGTTTTATAATCAAAAATAATATTTTCTGTCAACACATCAGGTCTATACTTAAACTTATGAATTCCAGCATCGACAAAATAAGAAGCTTCTGCAATACCTTTTGAAATAATATTTTGCTCGAAATACCAGCCATATCCAGAATTTCTTATCATATCCCAAATATCATGTATAAGTTCCATATCATTTGATGAAATTGGATTATTTACCCTTAAAATAGCATCCTGGTAAGCCTTGGATATTTTTCCATAAGGCTCTTTTGTCGTTGGATTAATAGGAGGTTCAAAAACATTCCATTCAAATTTTTGGCCTCTTATGTGTTTTGATGCAAGAAAATCATGAATCTGAGAGCCGAAAACCATTTGAGGCGATGGAGCATCTTTTTCTTTTGTCTTTTGATATAGTGCCTCACGTGGAGACACTATATAGTTTTTCAAATTTGATGAACTCCAATAATCCTTATATTCCTCTGAATTATGATAGTCATCATTGGATAGGTTAAG